CGCTTCTTGGTTAGAAAGCTTTTGATCGGGGACGTCTCGTTTGACGCCCTCGACCAACTTGCCTTCCTAGGCCGGACCCTTCCCGCTGGCGACGACCTGGTTGAATCCAGGGCATTGATCACGCACCGTGATGTAATGCTATCGAAACCAACGACGAACAGCGCCCTTCTTCATTCCGCGCGTGAGTTCGCTAAGTTTTGGGCAAAGAAATGCCTAAGATCTAGCGATCTCCAGGAGATGGTTTCTCCTACTCCCTCTGCGTCTTTTCTCTTCACAAGACGCAAAGGAGGAACACGCGAGCAATCCCGGCAAGAGCATCGCAAGTGGATCGGATCCTCATTGTTAGACAATGTGGAAATGAGCCGCCCGGATGCCCTTAGCTTTACGGATTACTCCGACTATCTCTCACCTTTCGAGGTGGAGTCGGATCGAATGAATAAGGGTTCCGTCGACGTCGCTAGGTCAGCCGCTTGGCTGACCTCAACGCGACCGCTTCGTAACAGGGTTACCTGCGTGCCGGAACGTGGGTGGAAGTCGCGGATTGTTTCCGCGCCTGAAGCACACGCAACGGTCGCAGGTACGGTTCTCAACAAGGCACTCCTTCGGGCAGTGCGACGTTGGGGACCCTGCTCCTCCTTTTTGAAGGGGGACCGACGAGCTGCCGTTGAATCGGTAATTAGGGAGACGTCGTCTCACGACCTAATCGTTTCAACGGACTTGTCGGCAGCGACGGATCGGTTGCCGCATGACTTGATTTTCTCAATCGTCAGCGGCATCGTCGACGGATGGGATGGACTACCAGACATTTGGTCCGAAGCGTTGTTTGCCCTCACGGGTCCACAAACGCTTTTCTACCCTTGGGGACAGGAAATAACCTCCTCATGTGGTGTTTTAATGGGTCTCGGACCTTCGTGGCCCGTGATGTCCATTATACACTCATGGTGGATGGAGATGTCCTGTCGCTCGGTAGGGGAACACCCAAAGCGTTGGATGAAATCAGCCGCCATTGGCGGAGATGATTTAATCGCGCGTTGGCCTCCGTCGATGGTAAAAGCTTACCGGTCGATTGTTTCCGTTTGTAACGGGAAAGTATCGGTCGGCAAGGACTATACCTCGACGTCGGGTGGCAACTTCACTGAAATGTCATTTTCAGTGTCGCCCGGTGTTCCTGGACTGGTCTGGTCTAGAGCAATCCCCACCAAGGGACTTGTTGGAACGAGCATCGATGAGATCGGTGCATCGTACGAGTCCCTTGGCTCAGACTCCGGAAGAGCGGGCCGTGGGAGGAG